GCAAATATTGAATATGTCCATCAATATATCTTTCACCAGAAGCACTAAGACTCAATACAATTTCAATACCAGCAGCAGCACAACGTTGTAAGAAGTAATCATATGATGCTTGGACTGTTGATAGAGTCATTGAACCTGAAATATCAATCCAGATAGAAACAATTGTTCCATATGGAAGATTCTGGAAGTTGCAGATAGCAAACCAATCGGATCTAGATCCAGCATTACCATTATCTCTGTTTACTCTGATAGGTCCAAATGCATTAGGATCACCAGAATAATTTGTAGGAACATCGATACCACCCTGCCCAGAAGATTGTGGATCTAAAATATAAAATGTTCTGTATGGAAAAGCTGTCCTAAATCCTCTACTATTTGATCCTTGTCCAATAACTGCGGGACTTCCATTCCAAATAGAATTCAATAAACTACTATTATTATATGCGCTGTTATTAGTCTCATCGATAACAGACACACAAGTTACGAGTTTAGCAAAATCTGCTTCGTTAATTGCCACTAGATACTCCTTACTTTTTTAAATCCTCCAACATCATTTATTTGAACTTCAATTGGCAGGTTTGATTTAATCTCTACTGGTATATCTATGTCATCTACTAGCAATAATTGAGATACAACATCAGCATCTGGAGTTGTAAATACTGGATCTTGATCCTTGAATGTATCCTCTGTTTCTGGGATAGCCATATTTTCTGGTTCCCTATCAATTATTACAGTAGTAGATTGCATTGGAGCAACAACAGTTCCACCCTCACCATTTGCTGTCAATACATATGTTATTTCAGATGGACCCCAGGTATCCCATGATGGTGTATATGGAACTGGTCCGTCTACACCACCAAAACTACTTTTAACTACAGTCTGTGTATCATCACCAGTCTCCTCAGCAGAAGCAGAAGCAGGAATATCTATTGTAGTTACTAGTTCTGGTGGGTCATCTCTCTTTGGTCCATCATCCCAAGAGTGATATATTTGTAAAGTTGAACCTGTATTAGCATACTTTATTTCCCATTCAATCTGACCAGAACCATTAAAATTTAAGGTCTCAGTAACATCAAACGTGGTAATAATAGGTGCTTTTAATACAACAATTGTTAGTGATGCTTCTGGATTAAAAGAAATCAAATCACTTATAAGAGTATTATATCCTTCAGCAGTATATGTTGTTGTTTCTGTAGGTGATACAAGAGAAAAACTATTGATATTTCCATTATCAATATCACCGTTAAATGGCCATCTAATGGCATCAATATCTCCAGCACTACTCCAAGTTAGTGTAGCAGTAGGATCTGATGGTTTTAATACAAGTTTATTACTAGACAAATAGACTTGAGGGTAGATAATTTCTTCTACCGTGATCTCTCCCTGCTCACCATTATTACTATTGGTTCCGCCACTATCTCCTCTAGCACCAATCTTTGCCTGAAATGTTGTTCCAGGAGCATATGTAACAGAATCTATTAATGATTGACGTGGAAAAAACCCTTCTACAGCACTAGCACCACCGCCGCCTTTTCCTGTAGCGCCTGGTTTAGTTCCAGTAGCACTGACCGAAAATCCTCTAATATATGTGTTACTACCGCCACTGGTTTGAAACCACAGTTGAACACCATTAGCAGTTTTATTAGCAGATCCCTGAAAACTATATGGTCTTCCGCCTATACTTCCACCCGCTGCCTGGTCAATAGTTACTGCTACAGATAAACTATAAGTATTATTGGCAAATGGACTAATAAAAGTTACACCATAACTTTTTCCAAATGGTGGTAAATAACCACCCTGCCCTTCAGCAGTTGGATTTAAATAAGCAAGAGTAATATCATTACTGGTAGTCGTAAAAATATTAACATTGGTCTCATTATTAAAAATATGTGTTGATGTTGATGTATAAGTAGCAGATCCACTAGACCCGCTACCTCCATTGTTTCTAGATCCATCAATCAATCCACCAAGTCCACCAGAATTTAATCCCCCATCAGCAGCTGCTACAGTAGGAAAAACAATAGTTTGTCCAGTAACTGTTGACCAATTAAAAGTTTGAGTTGTTGTACCAGCAGCACCACCTTGATTTTTTCCACCAATACCACCACCTTGACCACCACTTAGAGAAAATCCTAAAAAAGAAGTTTCCCCTCCACTGGTGCCTGCGGTTCTTGCCAATGTAGATGTTACGATATTCTCACCGCCGCCACTAGCTCCATAAGCTTTAAAGTACAATCTATAAACATATGGATCTATAGTATAATTCGATGTAGTAGTTATCTCAGTGGTCTGTGGCATCTTAAAACTTAATTAGATACTGTACAAGAATGAACGGAGTTACTAACTGATCAATTTTTTCCTGATCTGATACATCAACATCAACTCTTGCCGTAACTCCACTCATATCAATCTCTGTCTGAGGATAAGAATAAGTAAAGTTATGATTGTATGATGGAGGAGGATCGATTCTATGGTCGTGAATTGATACTCTACCACCTTCACCTGTAAATTCACGGGTATTGCCACCACCACTATTTCCGATGGATCTTGCATAGTCTTTACCGCCTTCTCCACCCACTTGATGCCTTGTGGAATAATTTAAATATGCCTGGTTAGAGTTGTGTAAATGACCTTGGAAATTTTCAATGTTTAATTCAGTTTCTGAAGTATTTCTGTCTAGTTTATATCTAGCATTACCCAACATATTAATAGTACCACTAGCGGTAACACGAGCATTTCCAAAATACGTTGTAGTAATTGTATCACCTTCATTACAAATAACTTCAACTTGAGGACCAACTCTATTTGTAACAGTAGTTACGACATTACCGTCTCTATCAACAAAATCATTATTATATGTTCCAGATCCCCTACCGCCTACAATTACTTTAGATCCTAAGTCTGGCAATTGAAATTGCCCCAGATCTCCAGTAAGATCATCTTTATTTCTCACATTTGAATTATCTCTTTTAAATCTAGTTTCATCACCAACACCAAGAACTCTAGATAGTGCTAAAAAATCTTTAGCATTTAATACAGAACCATCGCATTTCAAATAACCAGCTGGAATATCATCTCTAAACTGCGCTGACGATGGATCATTGTTGGAAGAAATGCTAGGAGTTGAGTGGATGATAATACTTCCAACACAACCACCATATTTTGATCTTTCGTATGTGTAATTTGCCATTTTAGTATGCTCTGATGATGTATATACAGGTCATAGATGGTTGACTAGTGTTCATGCTAATAGTCAACACACCTTTATTTGAATTATTATCAAGATTTGTAGTGCCAGGAATATTAACATCAGCAACTAATCTAGATTGTGGTTTTAAATTACTCTGATCAAAAACAATTGTAAGTGGTTCGTGATCATGAGCATCAACGTTTGTCACAGCGCCAGCGCCAGTATCAGTTACAAAGTTAGATGCAGGATTACTCAATAACGTACCAAAGTTTCCAGCAGCAGTAGCGTCCTCATAGTAATTCTTAAGTCCAGTAGGAATATCAGTATTACCACCACCCTGAGCAAACGGAATAGAACTCGTACCAGTACCGCCTAATTGTGGATACGCAAAATTTGGTGCCAAAGCAATAGAAGTTGCAACAACTTTCTGTGGTGATAAGTTGACTGGAGGATTTTCTCCAGAACATCTCATCACAGTTCTTCCTTCATCACCAGAACCAAGTCCACTAAAACTACCAAAAGATCCCCATGAGCTAGCATCCTCTAATATAACATTATCTTTTTTAAATTCTTTGATACCCACTCTAACAGCATCAACTAGTCCATCATCAAAACGAGCACCATAAACAACAGTTGCATCGTCATAACCAGCAAATGTAAATGTTGCTGTTATATCATCATAGGGAATAACACCTTTTCCTGGTCTTCTTTGTTCATCACCAGAACCACCTGAACCTAATCCACCAGCAATAGTTTCATAAACACCACTATGACCATGATTTCTAACGTGTGTATGACCTAATTTTCTACCACCAATAAAAATTGATTTTTCACCTTCGCCATCAATAATACTATTACCAGCAATATTGCCACTATATCCACTCCTCTCATTCAGTGACCATATAACATCAGTATTTACATTATTCCAAGCAGCATTAATACCATTATCTGTATTTGGTCCAATATATGGAGAAATTATATTGCCAGCATCAGCATCGTTGTCTCTAACATCCGATAAAGTACCAAAATAAGATTGCTCAATATCCATCAACATTTTACCACTAACCAGATCGGGAAGAGTAAAATTACCAGTATATGCTGGAAATGCTCCTCCTAGGTTAGTAGCACCAGAATTATAAGTATCCCCAATTGCTTGTACAAGTAAGGGATACTCATTTGCTGGAGGAGTAGTACCATCACAGATAATCCAACCTTTTGGTATTTGACTAAGTGGTCCAGACCATGGCATGATGGTGCCGATAACGGCACCCTTCATGGTTCGTGTCTCTTGATAAAAAGGCATCTCTTATACGTCCATTAAGTACCAACCCGCGAGGGATGATGGTACGCCAGGTTGTCCACCAGGCGCAGCAGTTCCAGCATACACCAAACCAAATGAAGCATTAGGTGTTTGTACAACTAATTCACCACCATTCCAACCAGCAGTTTCGGATGGTTGAACACCTGCTAGTAGTGCTTGTCCAGTGTTCGTTACTTCACCTTGAACTTTTGTATTATCAGGTGCTCTAACGATCATTGTTTGATTATATGTTAGACTACCACTTATATCTATAATGCGAATCATATCACCCATTTGAGGATTGCTAGGTAATCTTAAGAGAGTATTACCACCAACATTAACAAAGTAGTTAATATTAGCTGCCATGGTGAACGCGGTGTCACCAATATACGACCACTTTCTACCGCCAGTGCTAGTGATGTAGTTATCAATTTGAGCAACCTTCAGAGATCCATCATCAGATACTCTGAAGATGCTGTTTCCATCAGTGTTTGTAATTTCAAACTTAGAATCAATAGCACCTCTACCAACTCCCTCTTGGAACTCAAGGTTAATTCCACCATCGATATCAAGTGATCCACCAAAAGTAGAAACACCTGTTCCTAAAGCAGAGAACGAACCATATACAGTAAAGTCTCCAGAAGAATTATCGAAAGTCAAGCGTGGAGTAGTTCCATCAGTTCCATAAACATTGATGTCACCACCATTAATTGCTAAATCGCCAGTTGCGGTATCAACTTGTAAAGTTGTTCTAATTGGAGTACCAGTAGCACCACCATTAGTAATGGTGAAGAACTGCTGATTTTCAATCGTAGAACCATTGATAGTCAATGTGTTCTCTGTAGTTAGAGTTCCCTCAACGAAAGTATTACCAGTTACAGAAGCAACAGTAAACTTATTGAATCCTACACCAGCAGCAATATTACCAAGAATGTAAGTATCACCTGTCGTAGATTCAACCTTGAATGTTTCAGATGCAGGATCGCCTCCATCATTAACAATTAGAGATTGTGGTGAAGTAGAAATTAGATCAGCAACAGATACAAATTCATTCTGTGAAAGTCTTAAGAAGTCAGCAGTCGTTAATGTACCACCAAATTCAGCAATACCAATTCTTACATTTCCAGATCCATTTCCAATACCAGATAGTGGTTCATCCAATACACCATTATTATCGAGGTCAGAACCAGTGATGTAAGAAGCATTTGCCTGCTTATCAAGGATAGCAAGGATACAACCATCTGGGTGATTTGTATAAGTTCCTGTTCCCTCTTGTCCTCTGCTAACAATTAATCTGTATCCATTTGGATCAGCAGGGTTAGCAACGTTGGCAATACCAGTAATTCTAACAATTTCACTTTCAGCTTCATTTCTTAATCCAGTAAGTAAGTTCTGACCGCTACCAACCTGATCAGGAGAAGCTGCGTTACCACGGTCAATAAGAATTAGTTGACCAACTTGGAAGTCAGTGATAGAAGGAGTGCTAATTGGTAAGTAATAGTTACTACCAGTGGAGTTAGTTCCGTTTACTTGGAAAGTGAGGTCTCCACCGCCTCCACCACCTAACTGAGCATCAGTGATGGTGATAGTTTCATCGTTAGCATATCCTTCGCCAGGACTGTCGATTGTAATATCAATTGTCTTATCAAATCTAACAAGAACAGTGAAAGATGCTCCTGAACCAGAACCATCAGAAGTACCCTCAAGGAAAGCATAGTTTCCAGGAGTTCTGTTTGCTCCACCGTTATTAACAACATTGTCAATGGCAGCGATCTGACCACCAGCAACCAAGAATGTATTTGAACCCCAAGCAGAAACACCAGC